TTTCTAAATTTTACACCAGAACCAACTCTTGGTGGTCCGGCTTTAGATTTATCATAACTATAATGATTAATATTATATCTATCTGAGGTATATTTAGATGAATCTAATGATATTTTATCTAAACCAATAAATGAGTAATCCTCTAATATTTGTGTAATTCCTATTGGAGGAACAAAACTAAAATCATCTCCATTATTTTTCTTTACATTATCTCGTACATCTATTGTAGAATTATTGTAATTACTAGTATAAAAATTCCAAGTGTTGTTTGGTCCATTTAAAAATAACTTATTATTATTACCATTAACACCTGTTCGTAAAGAATCTCCAGTTGCTCTATCTGTAGCAAATCTAATGCGAGTAAAGCCTATACCTAAAACAGATCCAGGACCTCCTCCATATTTATAAACATTTTCTTTTCCTCCAAATAATTCTTTTTTATACTTTTCATCATATATTCGTATTAATCTATTGTCAGTATTAGGTTTATTTAAAGATATATTAATTATATTGGCGTAAGATGTACCAGGATTAATTTTTTTAAGTATATTAAAAGGTAAGTCTAATAAATTAGGATGTAAAGCATCTTGATAAGTAGGTAATGAAAGAAATGAGTTAGGAATTGGATTTAAACCTTGTTTGTTTAAATGGGTTCCAAGAAATCCAAGACCCGCTTGACCTAAAGTAGACAATGGAGTGTAAATACCTCCATTAAGTAACAATCCACTAGCTTGTGTTTGTACTGCTATTCTAGATAATACTAGTTGTTTAGCAATAAATAAAAGACCATTTGGAGATTTTGTGTCTGTAAAGTATTTTCCTAGTCTGATTACATCATTAACTGCTGCTAATGGTGCGCCAGGTATTCCACCTCTTATTAAAAAATCAGTACTTAAAAATCCTAAATTAGGTAATTTAATGTTAATAGGAGTTTCAATGTATGGTTGATTACTTGATCCTCCTTCTGCTCTATCATGACCAAATTTTAGACTTTTAAGATTAGTACTGTTAAGTAGATCTACTAAAGCCATTCATTAAGTTGGCAAGTTATTAAGATATTCAGTTGGTGTAGCACCATTTAAATCTAATAATGAAGGTTGAGGTAACACATTAACTGCTCCATCATTATACTGTTGATATTGAGAGTTAACTGTACCTACTCCATTTCCGTTTAATGAATATCCTGGTAAGTTACCAGCAGCATGCATTTTTGATGCTTGTGTTGCTAAAGGATTAATAGATATTGGTCCTCCGTTTGCTACAGATAATATTGAACCAGCAAGTTGTAATTTTGTTAGTAAGCCCATGTTGTTTGTTGTTTAAATTGTTGATTATAAATATTATTAAACTTTGGAAGTACCTACTCTTATTGCATCTCCAGTTTCTGTTGCATTTTTACCTATAGTAGATGCTAATACTTTTCCATCCATAACAACATTACTAGTAACTTGTATTGGTTTAGTACCAGATGATTGAACAGTAGCTATAAGAGTATTTATAGCAGCTATTACACCTGACATATCTCCTCCAGAAGTGGGTTTTATTTCATTTTCTTTTTTAAATGTAGTAATTTTATTAGGTTCAGATACTATATCATCTCCTTTTTTATCAAATAAATTAGTACCCGCTACTATAGTATCTTTATCATTTAAAGCTATTGCTCCTTCAGGACCCATTAATGTACGTTTACCATAGCCTGGAGAAACCATGTCATCAGCCATTGTAGCTTTTATAGCTGCTATTCCGGCAAGTGCAGCAGCAACAGCTACAGCTACTCCAATACCAAACGTCATAGCAGCGTTTGTTGCCATAGATGCACTTAATAATCCTAATTGAATACCTAATTGAACAGTTAAAGCTCCTATTGTACCTATTATACCAGCTTTATTCGCATATTCAAGAGCAAGTTGAGATATTTTAAAACCTTTTATAAATCCCTCATATATAGCTACAGATTTAACAATAGCTAAATATGATAAAGCTGCTATACCTATAGCTCCCATTATCTTTTCCATTTTAGATAATTGTCCAACATTTCCAGTTAATATTCCGCTTATTCCTTTAAATATATCAAAGACAGGACTTAAAATAAAAACTATACTTTTTAAAGCTGGTATTAAAAGATCAATTATTGGAGATACTATTTGTAATATTGGTCCGGCTAATGATATAAATATTTCTTTTAATTTTTCAACAGTTTGATTAAAACGTTCTTGAATAGATTGTTGGGACATCATATCCTTTAATTTTCCATCAGCATTTTCTTTTTGAGCTTGTTCTAAACCTACCTCTTTAACTCTAGCGTCAAAAGCTCGTTTTGCTAATTCAGCTTGTTCACTAGACATTGTTTGTAAAGCTTGTGCTCTAATTAAAGTACCTGCTAATTCTTCACGAGTCATACCTACTGCTTTAGCTGCTGCTTCTTGTTGAAGCCTATTCATTTTACTAAATTCAGCAGCTGTACCATAGTTGTTAGCTAATTCTTTAGATAAACCAACCATGTCATTATTTAAAGCAGCTAAACGAGCTCCTTCTAAATTTAAATTTTTTCCAGTTAATAATTCTGCTTCTAATTCTGCTGAAATTGATGATTCTATTTGAAGTAATGAATCAGCAATTTTATCAACTTGTGCTAAAGTCATGCCTAATGCTTTAGCTTGTGCTACTGCTGCTCCTAAATTAGCTGTGCTGCCACCTAAAGATAATTTTGTAGCGTCTGAAGTTGCTGCTACATCTTTCATTATGTCTTTCTCATTTAATAAAACACTATTATTCATAGCTGTTATACTAGCTGCTCCTAATAGTTTTTTAGTATTATCTTCTAAATTACCTCCTGTAGCTAATGTAAGCTGTTGCATTTTTGATAACTCTTCATTAGTAAATCCAGCTTGTTCTCTTAATTTAGTGAATGTAACTGCGTCTTTAGCATTTAAAATAGCATTAGTACCTAAAGACTGACCTATAGCAGCCATTGTTTCTCTAATACCTTTAGTAGTAACAAAAAGATCATTTGATGAATTAGCTATATCATTAAATTTATCATTCATTTTAGCTGCATCTTGGTAGCTTAAATTCATGTCTTTAGCAAACTGACCTATACCTTTATCTAGATCTTTAAAAGCATCTAAAATTAATTTAATATAAAATAAAGGATCAGAAAACATTTTTGTTAATCCTTTAGCGGCTTGACTAAAGTAAGTATTCATTACTTTTATTTTGTCACCAAATAATGAATATTGAGCGTTGCTTTTTTGAAGTAAGGCTAATCTATCTTTTTCAGATTGAAGAAGCATTAGATTTGGACCTATTTGTTTATTAATAACATTAAGTTTATCTTTTTCAGATTGAACAAGCATTAAATTTGTACTTAATTTATTTCGAATGTCTTTTAAAATATCTTTTTCAATTATATTTGTTTTTTCTAAAGCATCAAGTTCAGCTTGTTTTAATTTTAAAATTATTCCTCCAAATCCTGATCTTACTTGATTTATAGATAATAACCCTTTTTGAATATTTATTTCGTCTTGTAAAAGTTTTTCTTTTTCAATTTGAGCGCCTATTCCTCGAAATTCTAAATCATTTCTAATTGCTATTTGGGCATTTGTAAAACCTTCTAATTGATTTATATTAACTAATGTTATATTTTTTAAATTTAATAAATCATATATTTGTTTTTCTAAAATAACATTTTTTTCTTTTAATTTTTCTTCTTCTTTTAAAGACTGGATACGAGTCATAGCTAATTCTTTAGCTTTGTCAGAAGCAGCTTCAAAAGCTTTATCTAAACCTAATGCTTCTCCTAATTTTCCTAAACCTAATGTATTTAATGTTCCTTTTAATGCTCCAGCTGCTGCTCCAGTTAACCCCATAGTTTTAGCAAACGTTTCAGCTAGTACAGCGGATTTTCCTAAAGTATTACGCAGTTCTATTAGATCTGTATTTTGGCCATTTATTGTATCTTTTATATGCTGTTGGGCATTTAAATTTTTATCTAAAAGATTTTGAATAGCTATTTCTGATTCGCCTCTTACTCTTGCTATATGTTTTTGAAGTTGAAGATCTCTTTCTTCTTCAATTAATATTTTTTGAGCATTATTTAATCTATCTACTTCAAGAATAATCTTTTTTCCAATTTGTTTTACATCTTCAGAAGATAAATTATTGTATCCTTTTTGGTGATTAGACAGTTGTTCAGCTAAACTGCCTAAACTTTTAAAACCAGATTGAGTAGCTTTAATTCCTTCATTTGATCTTCCAATTTCACCTACTAATTTTTTAAAATTGCTTACTAAATAATCTGTTCCGTCTTCAGCTTCATGTACTCGTCTTGTAAAATCATTAAAAACAGCATCAATAGCTGTAATGTTTTGTTCTAAAGGACGTAAATTTAAAGTATTAAAGTTTTCACCAAGTTTAGTAGATAATTTTTCTATCTCTAAAAGCTTTTTTTCTAATCTTGCTAATTCATCTGCTGATAAAGCCATTGTTAAATGTTTTATTATAAATATTAAAAATTAAAAACTATTTGTAAGTAGCAGGTCTTTTAGGCATAACGCCTGGTTTAGATGTTTGAGGTACGGGTTGACTTTGGAACATACTGCGATCTCTAACCATACCATCTGAGCCAATAGCTACATTAGATTTATTATTAGAAGCATCTTCATGTGATTTATTTTCTTCCTCGTAATATTCTTTAATTTGATTAAAAGTATATTTTCTTAACCAAATAGGCATATTATAGACTGTGTTCCAATCATATCCACCTTTACCGTGAAATACAATTTGATGAATTTGATTAAATAAAGCTAATCGAATTTGACCAGCACTAGTCACTGTCAGGCCAAAAAAAGTTAAGTCCAATGGGAATGTTAATGGCTTTGTCACTCCCGTCGGGAAAAAAAGTCAAGTCAATGTCTGGTTGAACTTTTTTAATATATTCTCGTAATGCTCGAGAATCCATAGCGAGCAAATGATTATCAACAAAGTCTCGAATTGCTTTAGGCGTTCGATCTTCATTTATAGATGTTATAATATATTTTAATCTAGTTGACAATTGAGGAGATGAATCTTTTTTAATTTTCTTTAAACCTTCTAATTCTGTGTCAATTTTTTTCTCATCAGCGTGAGATAATATTTTAAAAGTTACAACATTATTAGTGTTAGGTAAATTAAAAGTAAATTCATTTACACCTGGAGTTATTAAACTTAAATCTAATTCTTTAGGTTCTAAAATGCTTAAATCAATTGTTTCTTCTTGATTGTTGTATGTAAATGAATAATTTTTACCATATCCTAAAATTCTACAAGCAATCATAATAGCATTTTTATCTCCAACAATTATGTCATCATAATTAATAGGTGACACTATTAGTGCTTGCATTAATTTATCTAATACTGTTCCTTTTTGAATATACGATTGGTTTGTCAATATATCTTCATGAGCAGCAGTCATGTATCTTATTTCAATTTTTCCAGATGATAATAAATTTTCTTTTGGATATAATAATCCTTTTGAAGGAAGATCAATTATTTCTGTTGGAAAGTTAAATTTAGATGTTTCTTGAGTGGTAGTGTTAGTCGGTTGATCCATAATTCTTATTTAGTATAACTTTGTGTTTATTATATATATTGTAAGATATAAAAATTTTACAATAAGACAAGCTTAAATTTTAAATTTTTGCTATAGCTGTGTTAGCTTTTGCTGTTAAATTTGCTACTATAGAATTAAGATCTATAGGCTTACTGGTTGGATTTGTGTCTTTTGGAGCACTTGTTAAAAAAGGACTAATATATTCTAAATAATTTCTTGATGGTCCATAATTAATTTCTAATTTTTGAGCCGGTTTTCCATAAATTGTTGACCAACCTGTAAAAGTTGGAGAAGTTTTTTGTGTACTTTCATTATATACTGTTGGATCATTAGTCACAGGTGAATATTTTTGATTTATCTCTTGTGAATTATCTAAATGTGATATATTTAATACATCAGGAAATTCAACATCTCCTGACAGTGGACTAAGATTTATACTTTTATCATTTATTATACTTAAATATGTTTTACTAGGAGTATAAGGTTGAGAAAATTTTGTAGTAGGACCACTAGGATAATCAGAAACAGTTGGAACACCAGTAGTAGTACTAGGATATATAGTAGATATATCTTTATTTGGACCTCCTAAAACACCAGGATTTTCTACATCTAAATTAGTTTTATTTAATGAAGAAACTAATTTTAAAGGATATGCAGATGGAACTTCTTTTGTAAGATCAGGTATACTAACAAAATTAGAACTACCTATAATTTTACTTAAATATGTATTTTTTGGAGTATACTTATGAATAAATTTATGTGGCTGACCAGGATTTGATAATCCAGTTGGAGTACCAGTAGATGACTCTGGATATTCTGTGTTGTAGTCATTATTTGGACCACCTAATATTAATGGATTTTCTAAATCTAAATTAGTTTTACCAAACAAATATTTTAACCCACGCTTTATTAATGGAGCAGCCATTATTTTTATTTATTATAAATATTAAAGGATAAAAAAAGCCTGCGATAAGCAGGCTTAAATTTAATTTTATTGAATTAGTAATTTAATATACAATAATCCATACCTAAAGTAACTTCAATGTTAATTGCTGCTGCTTCAGTGTCCCAATTGTATTCACCAAAGTTTGCTGTTTTAATAAAAGCACCTTTAATAATCCATTCTGACACAATGTCACCTACTGGACCTAACACGTTAACAGTTAAATCTTTTTTGTAAAAATCAGAATAACCATCACGACCAGTAACTGATTCATGATGTAAACGTACCCATTCCATTACTGCTTGAGCACCAGATGGAGTAATAGGATCAAACAAAGTCATAGACATATCAGCCCACTTTGCTTTACCTTTAATTTTACGATAAACATTAATATGATTTAATGTAATTTCTCCCATATCTACTGACACTGGAGCAATCTTTTTAATCATGTATGAAGGAATTCCATCTACATACATGATAAACCTGTTTGCTACTTTAGGTTCAAATGCTGTAAAAAATATTTCGTTTGGTGATAATATTGCCATTTTATTTTTTGTTTAGTTGTTTATTTTTGTTTATTATACATATTTAATTTTTAAAAATCTTCCCCTATTTTTCAAGAGGAAGATTATTTAAAATGTTATGCTGGAAAAGTTGCTCCAGTTGGAGTAATAATAAAATCTAAATAAATAAATTCAGCTGTTTTTGTTGGTTGAACATAAATTGCTCCTACCATTTGATTTCTATCAATCACATCAGCTGTATTATTTGTTTCATCCATTACTACTTTAAAAGCATATAAACCTTGACGTTGTTGAACTGAAGATAAATATGGATTAACTTGACCTAAAAAAGTATTTCTTGTTGATGTTGAATTTTGTTCAAACAACAATGTGTTTGCAACTTGAGAAATATAAGATTTTAATTCTATTAATAAACGTCTTACATTTACACGATCTAAAGCTGATGCTTTTGTTTGTAATGTTTTTTGACCATATACTACAATTCCTTGACCAGGAAATGAAGCAATTGGATTTACTTTACCTGTGTAAAGAGCATCTCTAGTTGATTGATTTAATTTTTGTTCAACACGAATTACTGTTCCTAATCCACCACGATTAATACCAGCAGGAGCAAACCAAGGTTCTGACACTCTATCATTGTAAGCGTAAACGCCTGCAATCATTACTGAGGTTGGAACCCATACGTTTTTACCACTTGATGGATCTAAAATTTGACACCACGGCCAATATGAAGCAGCGTATGAAGTATCACGAGAAGCAGCTTGAGTAATTGTAGATGTTGCTGTTGCACCATATCCTACTGGATCTAATACAAACATATTATCTCCACGTTGTTGAGTGTTTAAAATAATATTGCTTATAGCACTTGTGTGACTAGCAAACGCATCAATTAAACCTGGAGCTATTAATAAATTAAATCTATAATCATCTTTATTTGATAATAAATTAATCATATTAGTGTAGTTTGAAGCTACTAAACCTTGAGTATCTGTGTTGTTAATATTGTTGTAAAATTGAGCGTTACCTTTTATATTACCTGTAGCACCAAAAAACGCACCACTAGCAGCTAAAGGAATTGAAGCTGTATATTGATTTTTTGCTACACCACTATTGTCTAAATAGTCTGGAGTTAATAAATCAACTGAGCTTACATAAACAAAAGATGAATT